ACATTAAAAAACTTATAAGAGATGATATTGAGAAAGCAAAAAAGGACCAGAGCAAATAGCCCTGGTCTTTTCTCTTACCTACATCCTAGTTCCTTCTAACAGCCAATCCCATGTGTGCGTTCCCACAATTCCGTCCTGTTTTAAACCTCTGTTCTTCTGGAATACTTTAACGGCTCTTTCTGTTCCACCGCCAAATTTCCCGTCTGTTGATAATTTAAAACCAACACTGTTCAAGCGTTCCTGGATTAACTTTGTAATATTTCCTCTCGCTCCTCGCTTAACTGTAATACAAGCGCTTAGCGTTTTTGGTCCTTTTAGTCCATCAACTTTTAATCCTTTGTCAAACTGCTCGTTTAGTTCGCTTTGTAGTCTAGCAACCCATGCATCATAGTTTGATTTAACTGTATTATTATTTTGTGTTGGCGTTGGAGTTGACACAGGAGCACCTGTCAAACGACTTTTGAATGTATTCCATGAATTGTCATTTAAAAAATTATTGCAGTTAGGACATGCTTTGCCGTTGACATCATAATGACGGATGACACGATCAATCGGAATATTGTATTTTTTCATTAATGCTTTACCTAATTCAATCGCATTGTCGAGTGTCTTGTTGGTGATTTCAACAACGCCGTTTTTATAGCAGTCACACATTTCAATACTAATAGAATTTGAATTAGTACATACCTTATATAATGGGTGGTGATTTGACTGACATCTACCACCTACAGAGTATGCGATGTAATTATCGGGTACTGACTGCGTAACTGAATCATCATCTACAAAGTAATGTGCTGAAGCCTTTACGATATGACTATGGAAGTGCTTTCCATTGCTTTCGTCGGAATCTCCGTCATTGCCAGTGTAGTGATATACTAAGTATTTAATAGTGTTTAATGCTCTAACACCGCCGTAGTTCTGCTTATTCGCAATATTAGTCTTAAAAATATAACTCATATAATTATTCCTCCTCAAAGTATGCACCAATACCATAATTTGACGCACACATATATTCAATTCTGCACCCTCTTGCTTTGTTCCATCCCTTTAAAAAGTAAGCAATATCAGCAGTTGATAATAATTCAATAGATTTTCCAAGGTACCACAAAGGAGTGCCTCTACCATCCATATAACTATCAATAATTTCAGCATCATCACCATAGAGACTTTTAATTTTTTTGATTGCTTTCATTCTATTATGTCTGATTTCTTCTTCAGACAAATCTTTCATAGGTTGCGAAATAAATATTTTCACTTCTAATCCTCCTCATATCTTATAATAGGCGCTTTTGCCTTGATTACATTGATATCTCCTAAAGATATATGAAATACATCTCCTGCGCTTGAAAAAGCACGGCATTCATAAGAAAGCTCGTTTCTACTTCTGCCTAGTGTATCTGTAGGATCTATTCGTGCAGTGATGACATTATCCTTTATGGTTGTTTCTTTTCTTCTTATCTCATCACCATCGATAATAACAAGAAGTGCCTTATATTCATTGAAATTAAAAGGCTCGCCATCAGACGAGCACGAAAATCTGATAAGATGTGTAGTTCCTTCAATCACATCTATATCACGCTTATTGCAATTCATTTATTCATCTCCTTCAAAAGGCGAAACCTTTCCAATATCTATATGCATTATATTACTTACTTCAATTTCAGCATCTAATGCAGTTTGTGCAGCTATATTGATATTCCCATGATCAGCATCTATTGAAGCATTAGCATGTGTATACTTGCTAATATCCACGTCAACGGTATGAGAGACTTCTATATCTACTTCAGTGGATTGTGCTTCATCTGGCCCTGAATAAAGATAAAGGGTGAACCATCCTCTACTCATCCTGACCACACTCCATCTGCAGATTTAGCATAGATTCTAATAAGATAATCACCATCACCCTTAGACAATTCTGTGTCCAACACACTTACTACTCCTGGGCTGCCTGTTTTTAGATCAGTGCCACTTTCAACCAGCAATCCTATTCCTCTACCGGAAGATTCACCGTCACGTGTTGCACGCGCCTCCCACTCTACTATATCGATGTCACAATGAAATCTGCAGATACACTCATTTATTCCTAGTATCCTAGATATTCGATATTTATCAATGCTATCGATTGTCACAATAGGAGCCTCAGCTAGTCTGTAGGTTACTGTGATAAGAGCATCAGTAAGCCACACATTACCAACAGCAGCCCACGATGATCCCCAAGCTTCACACTCTATAGACCCATTTAAGTCAGTGCCAAGATCAATAGTTTTACTTGCTGTTTTTTTATAAACATCTCCACCATTGACCGTAAATCTAACTGCATTGGCATATGTATAAGAACAGTTAAATATCCCTGTGAATTTTACATTGATGACTATTGCATTAGAAGGAAGAGAAGGAACAGTCCATGTAACCTTCTCTATGTTGTGTCCACTTCCAGCAATATGGATATTAGGCATTGTGGCTTCTGCGGTTACTGTATATTCCTGCGCCATATCGTTATGCTACTGACCAAGTACCGTGTGCATTCTTCACGAATACCTTGATGATCTTCTCACCATCACCACTTGAAGCTGCTTCAAGATCTTTACCATACACTTTGCAAGAGATTGCTGTGCTAGCCTTAAATGTACCTGTTGCACTCATATTTGTAGAGCCGTTGGCAGTACCAATCTGTACTCCAGCATCGTGAAGAGAAGAATTTGAAGGAACAACCTTGATTTTATATTCAGTAAATGCAGTGTTAGAAGTGAAACTGAATGTAGCCACATCCTTTGGTGATGTCTTTGAAATCTTAGAAACATCTGGTCCAATAATTGTTACTGCTGGCACTGAAGTATCTAATGTGATAGTAGTAGATGCTGCAGCTGTCTCATTGTAAACATCGTCACGAACTTTAACGTATACAGTCTTTAATCCATCTCCTGTTGGAAGAGTGATATCTTTAACGTTAGCGAGTGTTTCCCAAACCGCATCTGATTCCTTTGCAATTCCATCGATGCCCCATACTTTCATCTGATATCCGTCTGCGGATTCATCAGTCACATTAATTGCAAGTTGAACTGCTTTGCTTGTAGTATATTGAGACCCATTATTTAACTTGATAGTCAATCCCTGTGGAGCAAGAGTATCAAGTGTTAGATTAAAGTAACTTGCCATGATTATTTCTCCTTGTTAATAGCATTTTCAGCCACTTCTAAACCTTTTGTAAGTACGGATGGTACGTTATCCCCTGCTTCAACGAAATTTTCAAGAATACTGCGTAACTCATTGATAATGAGAGATGCCAATGTGAACCATCCAACATAAGTAGTAATTGTTAGATCAACATTGATAGTCTGACCAATCTCAATAAAAATCGCTGATGCGAGAAAAGCAACGAGTACCATTAACCAGTACCCTAACTTTTTCCATACACCACGCACTCCCTTGGCGCTGTTGTCTTTGCCTGTCAGTCTTGATTTTCTAACTCCTGTAATATAGTCGATAATATTCAAGACTAAAAAACCAACAAATAAAAACCAATGTGTGCCTAATGCAGCGGTTAACACTGCTACAATAGTGCCCCCTACTGCATTAAGAGTGTCCATATATTTTAATGAAGTATCGTATAATTTCATTTTATTACCTCTTTCATATTTACATGTTCTCAGCGACGATCCAAGCGTCTAACTGAATTTGAGTGATATTTGAATAACTTTGATAGTTATTGTGAGCAGAGTTACACTGCTTGAATTGCATATACAACTCGTTACCGTTTGTTACGTTGAATTTGACAGGAACGTCAAAGAATCCACCGTTAGCCTGTATGATTGCATTGGCATCCGTATACCCCATGTTAGGAGCTCGCCAAGGAAATGCGTTAGTACGAACAGGAGTGTATAATTTAAATCCATTAGTTCCGTTAGAATTGAGATGATTGACCGATTGATCAAATATAATACGATATATGTTTATGTCACCTAAACACTGTCCGTATATTGTTCCTGTAAATGTGCCACCATTTAAACCTACACTCAATTGTCTCTTATCAATCGCACTGCTGCCTGTTCCTAGAATATACCCCTTTAGATACTCGGCAATGTTTTCTAGCCCCCAATCATTCGGATGGATTCCATCCGAACTCATCATATTTTCAAAAGATAGGATGTTTTCGGCACCCGGTACTAACATAAAAGGCTGATTTGTATAGCACGCTTTTGATGTGTATGCAGGCATCAATTTATATCTTAATTTAAACTGATTATTCCTATCTTTGAATGCAACCCCAAAAGGCGCAAAGTGAACAACTGCATTTGGATATGTACTCTGTACATAGGATATCAGTGTATCAATGTTGGATTTAACAGTGTCAATTTTATCAGCATATGCCAATTCATTGTATCCTCCCCCTATCAATACATCAGTTACCATTTTTTTATTGCTCACCTGAACACCTTTAAGAAGAGTCAGATAGTTATTGGATGGATTAGAAAAGGATGCACCACCTTTATGATTGATATAGATGTTGTCTGCAGAGAAGTGGCAATTCACTAATTTATTCTTAAGTCTGTCACACCATCCTGTGGCATTTCCATCAGGAGTATAACCATCTCCATAACTGTCACCAATAAAAATCAGTTTTCTTTTGCTTCTGTCTTCTAGATTCATCTTAGTTCCTACCACCCTTTTTCCATCTCCTGAATAGGCAATCAACCCTTCTTCAATGTTATCATCAGTTACTGTACTGTCTGATATATCAATCAATGTATTGCCGTTATATATGACCTTGTTGATGCTCATATAACCACTCCTATGCGATTGTTACTGTAGTTCCGCCAGCAGAGTTCTCACTTTCTGCGTATGGAATCGGATTAACAGTAACCTGTGATAAATAGTTATATCCCGTATCGGGCATGATTGTTTGCGCAGTTGTACTAGGTGTCACTGTCTTCTGTTGAGGTTTAGCACCTTCTGTACCCGACATAGTACCTTTGATGCCTAGGATTGTTACTCCATCACGAATATTCGTAGGAATAAGTTTAGCCTGTTCAGCAGTAGCAATCTGAACATTACCAGAACCATCGTGGAACCCCTGAGGAATCGTATATACCTGTGCCTTGGTTGTGATGCTTCCTTTAACAGAACCATTGTTCTTCATAGTACCTGTTAATTTAGTACCTCTAGCGTATGCAGTTTTTCCAGCTAGCATTTCAGCAACTGCCACAGTCGCATCACCAGAATCTACATCAAATGTACAAGTACCAGTGACTGTGGCACCTGTCTTATCATGAAATGTTAGATCCTTCAATACTTTGTCTGCTGTAGCAGTGTCGCCTGTCAAGTCGATTAATGTCTTGCCACCATAGACGACCTTATTTATATGTTTAGTTTCTGCCATGTTATAATTCCTTTCCTATATAAACTGTATTTCCACCTTCATCGTTTGATGTCTCGAAGAAGGGGATTGCACTAATAACCACATCTTTTTTCATTAACTTATCTTTAGTATCTAGTTGTTGTTTTTTGATTGCTGGAACAACCTCATACTCTCCTAAATAAGCATCATAACTTTTGTCAACTTCAAATAAATCATCATAATGGAATTTAAAGCCGTTTTCCATATCATGAACTTTAAATTTAAAAGATGCGTCATTAGTATGAAATTTTAACCTGAATCGAATATCATTAGACCTAAATTGCACATCAGATCACTCCATCTTTTAAGATCTTATCAACATATATTTTAATGATATCTGATGCGATAGCTTCACCATCTCTTGTAATTCCTCTCACCTGTGCTTCTGCCTGTAGATTCTCTTTTAATTTAAGAGTTTCTTCCTGTGTAAGGTGTATTTTTATCTGTCTTCCTTCAAGCCCTTCACATTCAATTTTTTTATTGAGCATAATTCGTTCATTTTGAGCAATCGTGAAATAAGCGTAAGAAAGTGTAGATATATCAAAAGGAAACTCACATGTTATTGTTGGTGATGTACCTCTAATCATATGCATCACCTCCTATCTAAGCATCATGTGACTGCCTGATAGCCATGTTCCTTTAGGAACAGTGCAATTCTTCATAGAGAATACACTGAAACCGTTTTTGTTTCTATCATACTTGAACATGATTGGACAGTCTGGACTAACAGAAATATCAAACATGAAAGCTGTATGGGTTTTAAGAACATTTTTCATTGTAGAATCATTTCCGAATTTTTCTCCATCGGCGCCACCAGTCATGTTCCATGCATTGGTGAGTGTGCCGTACCAGCAGAATTCCACAATAGTATCATTCCATTTAGCCTCTAACGTAATACCATTCTTGACATCGAGAACATCATGCCCATAGAATTTTGTTCCGCTTTCTTGTGTATTTACCTTATTAATAAGTTCTCTCATACTCATATATTCCTGACATTTACGCTCAACAGATGTGATATTTAATCCATCTAGATGCACCGCATATAACACTAAGTCTCTTGTGCCTGTGCCGCTGTATATGTCGGTCTGATTGTATGATGGTTCTGCTCCACCTGCTGGACCTTTAATGACTGTGAGTGTATGAGTCTCTTTTGTGCCTGTGGTTGTAAACCTTGCTACAATCAAGTCAGTACGTTTCACACCGCTCGAACCGTTTTCAATACGTACTGTTTCGCTGCCAACGATTCTCATAAAACGACCATAGTTGCACAGGATGCCGTCATTAATCTTTATTTCATTGTTGGAAACAATTTCAGCCGTCATTCTACTTCCAGCATGTAAAACACCTTGATAGTCATATAGCGCTAGATACATATAGCCATGTAGCTCAGCGCTGACTTCAGCATCTGTAATATTAATATTCTTTATCACTTCGCATCACCTACCTTGTATGAGATTTCAATATCATCATCACTAATCTTGATTATTTTTTGAGTTATCGGCTCCTTGAACGATATGCCTGTAATATTTTCTTTTGCTCCGACAATGTCAAAGAGTTCTGCATCATCAGCATCAAAAGAGATTTCTAATGTGTCGCTCTCGTTTGCTTCTGCTACCTTTTCAGTCGCATTCTTGATTAATTCATCACGTTTTTCAACATTTACATCTTCATGTTTATAGGTTTTTCTGTCTAATCCAGTATATGTCTGATTGGATTCGGACCATGATCCATCTGCTTGCAAGTATAAATTAACTCTTAATCTATCCAATAATTCGCCTTTTCCAAGGCACAGGATATGATTGTATGGCTTTGATTCAGTCTTAACGGTCATATCTATCTGATAGTCATTGTCATACTGTAGCGTGTCGCTCAAATCGTTGATTTTTTCAGCATATAGATGGACTTTCCCATCTATCTGATGTTTGATACATAGTCTCGCATTACTAGCGCCTAGCGCCTTCTCTAGTGCCTGTAAGAGATTGATATCACGCACATCATATTTAACATTGATATTACTAGCGCCTATATTATCGACTACAAATAAACCATCGAACCTGTCACCAATCAACGCATTGATACATGTATTAGCTTCAGCGTTCAGACTTAGATATGCACTTCCTGTTGGTGGTTGTACATATTCTTTTTCCAGTAATCCTCTAAAGGTAGGGCCTATCATAGTGATGGTATTGCCTGATGTATTAATCTTTAAACGCTGGATTATTCCACCAACTTCACTATCTTCCTTGTAAAAAAGAGACCCCACAGTAAACAAAGGGTCTCTATCTTCCAAGGATAATGTCAATTCAAAATCGTTCTTACTTACATCATACTTTCCTATCTCAATGTCAGCATCGAAATGAGTGAGGTATCCTAATTCGTTATAGCTAGCATCTGTATAGATGTATTCTAACCCCATTTAGGCTCACCCCTTCTTTCAATGAGTACTATATCAACCTTCTCAACTCCCACAGTCGTTATGTCAAATGAGCCTTGAGGTATCTTCTTAAAAGCATCATATGACTTGTTACGTGAATTGAATATGTTTGACTGCATTCCATTAGATGAATACTTTGTGATAGTCTTCTTGAATGTGTCAATCTCTGCATATTCTTCAGCATTCAAGGTCACATATAACTGATAAGTGTTGTCACTGATATTGACAATAGGATTCGTGCATCTTCCATAGATTCGCATAATCATGTCCGTATCAGTAAATGAATCATTTACAACATTTACTGTTTTTGGGACTGAATACGTAAAAGGATACGTGAAAGGATATTTAGTGACAGTTCTCGAACTGCTGGAGCTGAAGTCAGCGGTGTAGGTTGTCTCTTTAATCCAATAAGAGTCGTCTGTAGTGATTTCAACACTTAAATATAAGAGTCTCTTGTCAATTAGATATTTGCTTTTAGTGGACTTGATTGCATAGCAATAATATTTATAACCATTGATTTCAAAATATCCTTTTTCTTTTTTTAGTATGTCTATTTCAAAATGCTCATAAAATTGGTTTTTAATCTCATTAGCTTTCTGCTGATCAACAAGGAAAACAAAAGGAATTGTCTTAGTGACAACCCCTTTATAAAATCCTGTAATCCTATTGTTATTCGTTTTAACGCTCCACTCAAAATCACGTAAATCACTATAATTTGCAAAGATACCAAGAGAAGTAAAGTCTAGTGTTTCATTGTTTGAATTTGTATGTTTAATTTTATCCAGCATATTTTCTCACAATCCTTCCTACTTCTCTGCCATCTAACATAACAACGAAAGAGCCGTCATTTAAAGCTTTTACGATAATATCGTGCATTCTATCTTCATCAGACAATAAAGCGATTATTCTGTGTAACGCTTCTAGGATTTCATCAGCTCTATTGTTAGATGCCTGATTAATCATCTTCATTAATGTATCTCTTCCAGCCACAACTTCAGCACCTGCTTCTCCAGCACCTAACATATGACCATTAGACATTCCAAAGATAGTTGGAGCATCCAAGATCATTGGGTTATCCATCGCTTGCGCATACCATTTAATGCCTAGTGATGGGATTTTACCCTTTAATAAATCCCCAACGTTCCAGCCGTTAGGTTTGATATTAAAATGAGGTAACGGAATATGAGGCCAAGAAATCTTAAAATTAAAAAATCCTTTAATCTTATTGATGATGGCTTTCACAAAATTAGCAGCAGCACTCATTGGAGACATGATAGCGCTCTTGATACCATTCCAAACACTTGAGGCATGTGACTTGATAAAATTAAACCCAACTCTAACACCGTTCTGCAGTTCTCCTATAATCGCCAATACTTTAGTCTTAGCGCTAAAAATAGGACTTTGAATTACATTCTTGATGTTGTTGAAAATGCTTGATACATGACTTTTTAGACTGTTAAATAGGTTCTTTGCCGTGTTGACAAGCGAGCCACCCATACCACTGATACCTTTAGCGATTCCACTAATAAGGCCTTTTCCTAAGTTCCACCAATTTATTGCATTCCATACTGCAAAAATGGCATAGATAATTTTAGGGATATTCGCGATTAATGAAGGAATTGCCATTACTAATCCTTTAATGATTTCCGCAATAATCTTAATTCCCCACACAAAAATAGTCTGTGCACTGTTAGAAAATGCATCTGCTAGGTTCGCTATGATAGTAGGCACTTTAGATATTAAAGTAGGAAGTGAACTCATTAACCCTTGAACTAAAGAAAAGATTAATTTCATTCCGACACCTACTAAGATGGGAAGATTAGTTAATATCATCTGTGATAGCTGAATTAGAATATCAAGAAATCTCGACAAGAACGAAGGCATATTTGAAGATATAGAACTTCCTAAACTGTCAATTATTTTCGCGCCTATCTGAATAATAATAGGAAGACTATTTATAATAGCGTTAGTAAGCGCCGTTATCATCTCTATTCCTTTTGCAGCTATTGAAGGCTTCCCACTGTCAATAGATTTTAGGAAACCATCTACTATATTCGCATTTCCTTTCAAGAATTGAGGAATCTTATTGAATATATCTGTTAATTCTGAAAAAATCGGTTCCAATATTCCTGGGAGCGCACCGATTAGCCCAGCCACTAAATTGATAGCTGCAAGGATTAATGATGGTGCTAAATCAATAATCGTATTCATCAATTGCGGAGTTATCTGTATCAATGCATCAGGAAGCGCATTAAATACCTCTTTGATTTTTGGAGTCACGTTTTTGGCAAGAATTCCCAAACTATTAGTAAATTCACTAATAAGCGGTCCGACTGCCTGTTTAGGGTCTGCTAGACCTGTTAAAAGGTTATCCCATGACGCTTTAGTCATCTTCATCGCGCCGTCGATGGTTTTCATCGCTTCTTCGCCAGTAGTACCAGTTATTCCGAGTTTGCCTTGAATAGCGTTAATTGCTTTGTATACATCACTTAAATTATTAATATCATAATGTATACCTGTCAGTTTTTCAGCGTCTTGTAAAAGTCGCTCCATTTCCGACTTAGTACCACCGTAGCCAAGTTTCAAGTTATCGAGCATTGTGTAGTTCTGCTTTGAGAACCCCTGATAAGCGTTTTGGATATCTTCCATGTTGGTACCCATCTTATTCGCATTATCAGCCATATCAATAACAGCCATATTAGCAACCTTAGCCGCTTCTGTCTCATTGGCTGTTGATTGCTTTAATGCTGCAGCGAAAGAAGTAATAGTGTTCATATAATCATTCGCACTCATTCCAGCCGTCTTATATGCTACTTTTGCATTATTCATAACGTCCGTCTGTGCCTGTATCAACTGATCATATTTTCCTTTCGCTTGTCCGACAGTCTCGCCGATTGATTTAGCGTACTTCTTTAGGCTCATGCCCTGAGCACCAAATAAGGTTTCGACACCACCAGCTAACTGCTCATACTCCGAATAAGAAGATACAGCAAACTTAGTAATAGTACCTATTGCAGCACCTGCTGCAGCAACTCCCTTAACTGCTAATTTTCCAATCTTAGGAGCGAGTTCTCCTATTTTGCTAACGTGCTTTTCTAGTTTGCTCGATTCGTCTTTTGCTGTGTTAGTTGTATCTTTTAAATCTTTCTTTGTCTTATCGACACCTTTCAGTCCGATAATACCAAAGAGTTTAAATAATTCTAACATTTATTTCCCCCTCTCTTTTTCTTAAAGATTAGGATTAAAACTGTTAAGAATTTCATAGGAGTCATTTATAGTTGTTTCCATCTCTTCATCTGTCATTGTTTCAGACGTTTCAATTCCTGTGTTTTTCTTCCACTTAGCCATCATTTCATTTTTAAAGTCAGCAAATGACTTGTCATAAACTTTTGATTTCCAAATATCATATAGTTTTTCATCTGACACATTGTCAGCAAGCTCGGAAATGAACTCTGAAAAATTAGAAAAAGAGATCATGTTATCAATCAGTTCCATGGGGTTGGAATATCTCTTGTAGACCAAATCCATGAAGCCGACTTCTCCTATTTCAGCAATCCAGAAACAACCTTGTAAAAATCTTTGAATTCATCTTTTTGAAAGATTTCAATAATCATCTGTGCAAGTTCTGCAAGTGATAAGCATTCAACCTGCTTTCTATTTAGATTACTTACAGCTGACAAGAATTCAAAAACTTCATTTTCACACTTGCCAATGTTTTCAAAAATGACAGAGACACAAGAAAGAATGATATTGAAACCAACTTTTTCAGTTAGTTCCTCTTTTGATAGTCCTTCCTTATTCTCTGCTAGTTTAGCAATCTCATTTGCATTAAAGCATTTTTTGAATTCCATAATGCCAAACTTATTGATTAGTTTAATGATTAAAAATGCATCTGTTGCTTTTAGTTTTCTTAATTTATATTCCATAAATAACTCCTTTCAATTCTTAATAATGGTTATGCAGCTACCGCATTAGGGTAATAAATGTGATAAGGTAGTATATTCTTATCAGCCTGTTCTAATTCTGCATAGCATTCAAATTCTGCTTCAGGTACTACCATCTTTTTATTTTCGCCTTCAACGGAAAGTCCTGATGTACATAAAGCATTATCAAAAATAACAATGATTGGAGTTCCATCAATCTTCTTTCCGACATACGCTAGATGTTCATAATAGTCACCTGTCTCAATCTGTGGCTTAGACACTAATTCTGTATATCCTGTTGCCGTGCTGTTTTCCGCTTCTTTAGCAAAGATAGACTTTTTAATAAAATCAGGAGTGATTTCTGCCATTTTAAATTTCATCTTGGCGCTTTCTCCGACTTTTAGAGTGCCACCAACGAATTTGACTGTTGCTCCATCAATATCTAAGTCTAATAATTCAGGAGAAAAACTTACTGAACCACCGCCTGATGTAGCACAAAATAATGATTCTACAAAGTTCCATTTACCACCCTCATATTTCAAGCCTTTATGAATAGTTCCAGCACCTAACATAATGTTTTCAGGTGTTTTGGCTGTAATCCCACTTGAAGGAATGATTTCATTCGCCATATATTTATACCTCCCATTCTTGGATTGTTAAATTAATCTGTATTTTCTGCAATTCTATATCGTCTGTGCGAATCGGCATTGAGTAGTCATAATGTACGGCTATGCCTGCTCCGTTCGACAAGATAGCTCTCTTATCCTTGAGAGCCTTTTTAATAATTTCCTTTTGCTTTTCTAGTTCTAAGTAACTGCCTCTTGTGACACCTGTAAGAATAAAAGTGGTTCCTTGGTAATTGGTCTCTGCACTGTATTCATTTTCTAAGTACTCGCCAACCCAATAAGGATATTCAACCTTATCAGTCTTGTAATAAAGAAAATGATAGTTCACAAGTGGTTTTAATGTCTTAGAAATAAATTTCAAGCCTTCTGGTGTCATTTTCCAATATCTCCAAAGATTTCCTCGGCTCTTGCTTGAATCTTCTTCTTAGAGGAGTTCTTGGCTTTCTCGAGCGCTCTTGATGGTGCTTTTCCTGTAGTAGTAACCCACCCATATTTAGGGTGTTTATATTTCCACTTGGTTTTTCTACCATTGCCTTTAAGAGCGTACTCACCTGTGCCGAATTCTTCCCATATAGCATTCTCTTCTGCTGATCCAACAATACCGATCATATTGTCAGCATCTACCACGTGCTCCCACGAGTTTTTTAACTGACCAGTGTCCACTCTGGTGTTTCTTTTAACTTGTGACTCAAGTTCTCCGCTTGCTTCTTCCAAAAACTTTAAAGCTGCATTCTCAATTTCATCGATTATAAACATTGAGTTATCTTCAAACTGTACGCTCATCTTGTGCTCCTTTGTACTGTAGATAGATTTCTAAGTGTTGATGTAAATTCATCGGATCATCAATAAGAGTTACATCATAGACTTCACCATTCACAATCAGTCTTGAGTTATCAGCCTTATAGCCTTTTAAATCCTTATAATCACAGATGAAGATATGAGTTGACTCCTGTACCTTTGCATTAAAGTTAGTGTAATGACTATCACCGCTTGATAAGTCTAAGAAGCCAAACAAAGAGATTGATTCCGCATAATCTTCAATGGGCTCACCAATATCGTTGAAAGAATAGATGCACTTTTGAAGAGTTGCTGTAATGTTTCCACCTATCATATTAGAATCTCGCTTTCATATAAGGCTTTAGGAAGCCTGTGAGAGACTTTGGATAGCCAAGAGAGGAATTATCCCCATCCATATTAAAATATGTAACAGAGTGTCTAGAAATCGTTTCTGACTGTACTCCGACCTTGCTTCTATTCTCTTTGTCCCATTTCATGAGGTTGATAACACCCATTTTAATGTCGGCAGGATATTCAACTTTAGTACATAAGACACGAACCTCATTATTGACAGGCTTGTCAACCACAAAGTCATGCTCATTTGCTTCTGTAACAGTATATAGAGCATCGTTAAAAGATGAATTAGATACCTGTACAGTGTCACCAACCTTAAAAAATTGAGGACCATTAAAAGAAAAACGACCGTCTGAAATATTGGCGGTCGTTCTAAAATTGCGCATTTGGAAATTATTATTAGTGTATTTTCTAATCATCAATTCTAAGGCTTCTAATTTCATCTTGATGATTCCGTCAGATTCATCCGTATCGTTCAAAAGCCTAAATTCTTCAATTGTCATGATCATAGAAAATCACCTCTTTTCTTATTTTTTAGCATTGCCTTTTGGCTTGGCTTCTGTTTTTGGTGCTTCTGAAACTGCTTCAGTTTCTTCTTTCACTTCTTCTACAGTGTATCCATGTTCTTTGAACCACTGTGCCACCCATTCGTCATATACTTCAGCCTTGCCATAAGCAAACTGAACACCTGCAGCACCGATGCCACAGTAGTCTTCAATAGGTGTCTTCACTTCATAATGTTTCTTTTTATCCATAGTCATGCCTCCTATAAGATTTTAACGTTTCTTAATACTCCAGCGCCTTTTGTATTCTTTAAGGCAACACAAGCAACCATTTCAACTTCGCCCTTCTTAACTGCTCCTGGAGTGTTGAAATCAGGTAAATAAGTATTCACTCCGCTAGATCCTGTTAAAGTAACACCGTGGAATCCTTTCTTTACATCGAACTTAACAGCATAGATATCTGTTAATCCTGTCACACTTGCTTCAGAACCAACTTTTCTAGTCTTTAATCCGATGATAGGAGTTTCAACAGCTGTTTCTCCTGAAGCAGTTACAACGTCTCCTAAATCAATTAATCTTACTTTATTTTCTCCAATAGTAGTAACGACACGGCCGAAAGCTTCTTCGCTTTCTGTCTTATATCCTAATACTCTAGCGACAGTCTGAATTTTAGACTTCATATCTTCATTTACAAATAAAGCATCTGCGCCTGTTCTATTGATTAATTTGATTAATGCTTCATAGAATACACTGGCATTTTCTTCTAGCTTAGCCATTGTTGATAAGTCATAGTAAGCGCCTGTGTTAAATTCTGTTGTCTGACCAACTAAGAACTTGTCTAAACCGTCAAAGGTTTCAGAGTTAGTTGCTGAATCTCCATTGATCATAGCATTGTGGAATGTTCCAATTGCTGAGATGACCTTTTCATCAATCTGGTATGCCATGTTATCGTACATGCCTTCTGCATCCTTGATAACACGGTCAATTTCAAAAGCGCCACCGAATACCTTTAGGTTAACGGCTTTCTGTTCTAATTTTGCTTCGCTAGAAGCATATTCAGTATTTAAAGCACGGAATGCAGTGTTAGAAGGTAATTTAGTCTGTACATATCCATATGTTAATGTAGAGCCTCCACTTGGTGATACTGCATTATCGAATGGTAATAATTCTAATACTTCGGAATGTCTGATAAATGAGTCAACTACCTGTTCAGCGACTTTGTCATGCATTCCGACTTTCATATCTTTTAATAAAATTGGCATATATTAATCCTCTCTTTATTCTTTGTTTTCATATCTGTTTCTGATTGCTCCTGTCAATGTGGTTGGTTCAGGAGTATCGTTGGTTTTGCCACCTGGTAAGTTATTTTCATCAATTTTCTTAGATGTTTCGGCTTCGAACTGATTAGGATAAATAGTCTTTAAATTCTTCATTTTTTCATCAATGCCTTTTAACTTGCCGTTTTCGTCAAGTTCAGCCTTAAAATCACTGTCATTACCTAATTTAAAAAGTAAATAATCAATGTCGTCAGCCTTGGCACCAGCTGAAAGAAGTTCAATCTTTAATGCTGACTCTGTCTTTGCTTTTTTTAGTTCTTCCTGCTGATTTCTGATAGTTGTCTCAAATTCTGCAATCTTAGCAGCCATATCTTCGCCTTTTCCGGCCGATTCTTTTAGACCTTCAATAAGTTTCTGAGCGTCCGTTAAATCGGTATCTTTCTTATTTAATAATTCCTCAAGAGCCGTATATTTGCCTTTATCAACGTATTTACCACTTGCTAGATTTGCAATCTTAATCTGTTTATCCCTATTCGCTTCATTGCCGTTATATGCATTTACTGCATTAGCCACCTGTTCAAATAACTCAGTGCCTAGAATATCCTTAAGAAAATCCATGTAATACCTCTCTCCGCTACGTTTTTAAATCTAGTGTCTTCTAGTGCGGTCGCAGTTTTAACATCATGCTGGATGAATTTTATAAACCTTTTAAATGCCATGTCCAGGGCAAAATAAAAAGAGCCTACGTCTAGCCTCTGTTTCTATTTCTGTTTAATACATTGTTTTTATTCTTATATTGTGGTGGATCATGAGAAAGTTCTACTGTTTCATAGAACTCATGACCGCATATCATGCACTCATAGTGCGTTTTTCTGATTGCACAGCCTCTGTTTTTATCGAAGTATCTTCTTGATTCTACTTCAAAATAACAGTGCCTGTGTGGTCGTAGTCCTTCAGACATTAAATACCTCCTTTCAGAGTAAAATAAAAACGGTTCTGAGGAACCGTTTAAATAACTTCTACTTTCTAAACATTAATAGTATTTCTTCTGTTGGCTGATCCAGATGGTGTTCTTGTAAATATTTTGTCAAACCACGCAAATCATACGGCACCGGTTTTGTACTACACTTTTCACCATCTTCTAAATCCCCAACATATATGCCTTCGAATCCATCTTCTTCTGTCGGATCTGGTATTGGCTCAAATTTATTCTTCATCATTCATCCCTCCAATTGCACTTTGCTAATAACTCTTTTGCTGCTGCGGTATCTAAATAAAAATCATAGCCACCTACATATTTTGCACCTATTTTACTAATATAATAATTTAGTAATTTACTATTTGCAGCCTTGCTTTCAACATAACCATCATAACCCTCATCAAACGAGGCCTTTGCTGCAATAGCAAATAAATGGGCACCGATTCCTTTATACTCTTTATCTTTCGTTAAATGGCCGTTACTTTTAGGATTGGCGACTATCCAATGAATCTTTATAGTTAAATTTTCATGCACAGGTTTATACGCTATAAGCCCTTGTATTTCCTCGTTACCTTCTGCGAATATAGCTTTTATGATCTGATCATGTGGAACCTTAGTCCAATTAATGACCCATCCGCTTGTCTTATTATATCCTTTTAATTCACTTCGTTTCATTTCTTTCACAGTAGTATTAACCACTCTGCCTGTTTTGCATTCAATAAGGCAAGGCGCGAACCCATCTATTTCTATGTTTATATTACCATCATCATTTGAGCTTTTCAATCTGTTCGATGTCATCAAGTATTTTTCTCTAAAGTCTCGAAAATCATCGCTCTTATCAATCCCATAATACTCAGCTCTTTCTTTAAGTGTCTTCAGTTCATCAGCATCTAAAGCCCACCTAGCACGTTGAAGGAGTGCACATCTACAGTTTACATCCTGTGAAGCAATCCCAAAGCCACCAGGATACATAACCTCCATGTCATCAACTACAAAAGGCTCGTCTATTTCTGCAAGCTTCCCATCAAGAACTCTATGAAGCGGTCTAGTTCTTCCATCTAGTGTAGCATCCCACTGCTTGACTACTTCACAACCTTTGGCTTTTGCTGCATGCTGCGCATCATTAGCGCTAAGAACCTGTATTCTATGCCCTTCGGTTCTAGCAATCCTCATTGCTTTATTAAAACCAATATTAGATGCTCCATCTATGTTTCTAGCAATGTGTGCATAAGACGAAGATGTGGCTATACCTCTTGAGATATGCTTTGCAATCTGCTTTTTGAGGACTCCAACATCAATACCCATTCTAGTATACAGTGGTACACTCAATTTAGTATTTAATGTCATAGCCCTTGTGACTTGCTTCTCATTGATAGGAGTAATTAGCGGTATGCCTTGGCCTTGAATATCATACATAGTTCCGATATATCCTGTGTAATAGGAATCTGTTAGATATCTTGTAATACTGTCATAAGAATCAGCGTTTAAATTCCCAATCAGTTCATCTAACTGCTTTTTGAGATTTTCTTGAAACTTCTTCTGATATATCTGAGATTGAAGCAATGATTTCTGCTTTTCATCTAATTCATCAAATACAGAAAGGAGTAAATCAATCTTACCGTTTGAAATCCTTATTTTCTGTTCTACTTCTTTGGCTGCATCTTCATATATCTTTTTTAATTCCTTCAGAAGCTTCTTCTCTTCTCGCAGTTTGGCTTTTTCAACTTCTAGCTGTCTCTTATTCATCTAGCACCGTATTGTTTAACGTATCGGTCACATCATCTACTTGCTCGTACGCTTCTTTTGGCTTTGGGAGTTTATCTTTGATTTCTTCATAATCAATATCCAACTGTTCACAAATCAATTTAACAATAGTCTCGTTATCGATTACTTCAGCAAGTGAAAGAATGGTATTAATTTCAGTCTGTCTCTTCTGAGCCTTTAATAATTCAATCTGTGCATTGTCTGATTCATTTGTTATGATTTCTTTTTCAAAGCTGTAATAAACATCATCGATATCATAATCGGTCTTATTGTTCTTGTTGATTTCCTTTAGAACAACCTCAATGATGTTATCCAGGAACTCCTCAATCCTTGCCTGCAGCTTATTACACTTAAGATCTAGAAGAGCGTATCTTGATTTGATTACTACGTTTGTAACATTGCCGTCACCTACCTGTGCAGAATTAAAGCCCATGCCAAAACGATAGATATTTTCTTCATCCTTATCCATGTTCGCAACTCTCGCTTGATAAGGTACTTCAACAGTATGAACTTCAAGCCCTCCACCTTCTGGAACTCCCATCATCTTCTTTGTTTTCAGATTAGTTTGTAATTCTTCAAAGTCATTCCCTTCAAAGCCCTTCACTATATAAATTGGATTGTCAAAGTCGGCTAAGTTATTGGACAAGCCACAAGCCATCATGTCATAATCATCAATCAACGACTTAATAGCCTTGACTCCTGAATGCTGCTTCTTGTTATTGTCTAGTCGAAAGAAAGGTATATAACCAAAATTCTCATAATAAATAGCATTGTCGCCATCTTTTGTATAAATAACGTGTGGTCTTGGATTGATACGTTTAGAATCGTCTAAAAGAAGTCTTCCGTTTTCTTCCTGAACATAGTAATATGTCTGATTTTCATCCCATACCTGAATACGTTTAATTGCTTTGTTATCTTTGGTCAGTTTATCAATGTACCAATAAATGACATATGCGCATCCATCATCAGTCTCTCTTTCTCTGACTTCAATAACTCCTAGAGAATCAGCACGCTCGAATGTTAATCTGCCTTTCTTGTTTACGTAGGCATACATATATTCAAAGCCTTTCGTGATAGCGCCAGTAATCACTTCACTAAGAGCGTTTTTGAATTTTCTATTGAAATACTTATTCAACTCTTTCTGAAGTTTAGTGTCATCTGAGTGAACTATGCCGTCTTTTCCGCTCAAGATATACTGTACTTCCTGGTCCACCAATTCACCAAAGAAGCCGTGACACTTCTTAACATTGGATCTAGTTGTATCTTCGACTAAAACACCGTCCTGATTATAGTAGAACATTCTATAATCTAAGATATCGTGTTCAGACTCATAATAGCGTTCTCCGACTCTTGCGAGTCGTTTCTTTTTTGATGTCTTATCATCATTGATAAACTTCAAGATTTCTTCTTCTGTCAGCATTCAATCACCTCTTTTTCAAAGTCATCAGCTAAACCAACAATATGATCAGCATAATTTCCAAATAAATCGCACATTGTTTCTTCTGTATAGCAATCCATTGAGAAGCCTAGAGAAAATAAAAAACAGTGACATAATTCATGTATCACTGTTCGTCTTGTTAACTCCTTAGACATTCGTTTTCGAATATAGATTGTTTGTTCTAGAAACTTCGTAAGGCCTAGGATAGTGTTATCACCGTCGTTTAAAAAGTCCTTATCGCTGTCGGCATATTCCATTGTCCAGTTGATTCCATTAATACTAAATTCCATGTAGTTATCTCCTTTACAAAGTCCACTTTTTCTGAAGTATTTCGTACTCCATGGCGTATCTAGTTGCATCAATAGCGTGGTTATTCTTATCAGGAAAGTCGCCTCTGAGGTTACCGTCCTTATCTTTTTCAATCTCATATTCATTAAATTCCCTGTAAGCATTAGGGCATCTAACAGGATCTATGATGATTGATTCTAAGTCCTGTAAGAACTTAATACCGTTTTTTACACTGTCAGGGCCTTTCTTGGCGCCTGTTATTCTTAATCCTAACAGTTTGAACTCGTTTATAGTTCTTGGTTCAGCTGAATCGGCAGTGACCTGATTGTTAAGCGGGTTAATCTCTTTGATAAGTTTAACGGCATCAGCATTTGACAGCCTAGTGCCATATACTTCATCAAAAATAAAAAGACGTCTGCGCGTCTTATCATAGTTAGCCTTGATAAATGCCAAAGGGTCACCAGCATAGCCAAAGTCTAGTCCGAATTTCAATCTATCGAATACATCAATTTCTTCTTTTGTGATTTCTCTAATATCAAGGTTTGTGAAAACCTCACTACCTGTACCAGTTACTTCACCTAAGTAGTCATGATTGTATTTTTCAATATTTGTTTTCTTAGTATGCTCTGCTTCAATTAGAAACTGCTCTCCAAGCCATTCAGGAGGCGCCTGTAAGTAAGTTGTATGGGAGACATATGTATCATCCCTTTTTACTAGAACTTGCCTGTTGCACCAATTTCTTTGGCTTTCAGGAGGGTTGAAGGAATAAAAGACACAATACTCATGTCCACCACGTAAAAGAGACTGATTGATATTAGTTATCTTGTCATAGGTCTCAAATTCGTCACATTCTTCATACCATACGTATTTAACATAACCTATATGGACCTTTGTTGACTTCATTTTTTTAGGTTCATCGGCACCCTTGAATATTATCTGCTGTCCTGTTGGCATATAAGTCATTTTTAATTTAGACTCAGGTATTAACCAATCATCTTGAGCACCTAACTTATAGATGCCCCACTTAATCTGTTCATATACTGAATCTCTGAGCGTATCTTTTACTCGTCTCATAATGACTGCATTGCTCATTACACCTCGCTGTGCATCTCTCATAATGCCTAAAGGTATCTCCACACCTATAAAAGAGGACTTTAAAGAACCACGGCCACCTTTTAACCAATAATGCGTGTAGTCATTGTTTTTTACATGCTTATGAACTTCATAGAAAGCCGGACCGATGGTAGATTTCAAACTAACCTTATTCATCTATATCATCCACGATTACTGTCTTGCCGTTCGATGTAATATCGACATTATCTTTGAACATGCCGAATCTCTTTCCAAGAAGCTCTGCAGCTTTAAGCCTTTCCTTCTCATCCGGAGGCTTCTCAGTGACCTTCTGCATACCATTGCCACTCATCATCAATACCGCTGAGGCTGATTCTCCTCTAAGAACAGATGTAAGATACTCCATCACTTCCTGGATGTCAGCCGTGTTCTCATTATGAATTTCTTCAAGTCTTTTGCTTATATAATCAGAAATATCTTTCTGCTTAAGAAGTGTATTTGCTCTTACTGCTGCAACATTATCATTCTTGATAGTAGTGTATATCGTTTTATAGGCACGCGTCCCATTTAGATCTTTCAGATACTCATCTGCAAACAGTCTCTGTTTTTCTGTCATACAACTAATACACCTCCTTAATGATTCTTAATGTAAAAAGGACCAAACTGTTTAGCCTGGCCCTCTTATATATATTTCTGTCTAATACCATACTAGCACCCTTTTAAGTGCTGTGCGCTTCTGATTAATGCAGATTAATACAGTTTAATAAGAATTAATCAAGAATAATTGAAAGTTCTTTAATCGCATCACGCAGATAAGCAAATACAGATGTATTAGAACACTCCATGATATCAGCAATATCATATATCTCTAAGCATTCTATGTATCGATAGAACAACACATCTCTTAGAGTCATATCTTCTATGCTTTCAACCGATGCTCTTATACTGCTCATTTCTTTAAGATACTTATCCTTCATCATGATGTAATCGTTATTTGTTTTTGGCTCTGCGTATGATCCTACTGAAGAATCATCATAAGGTATTGATTTAACATTGATTAGCTTGTTATCAATATATTCTATTCTATGCATCATGTTCTTGTAGTTTTTCAAATACTGTTTAGTTTCTTCTGTAGTCATTCATACACCTCCGAGAATTATGCAGTCATCAAAATCCAAATAAGCACTGCTGCTATCATTATAATCCAAATCATCATATCCAATCTCCTTTAACCAGACATCATAATCATCCAAAGAATGATCATGAACGTAATGAACACAAATATCATCTTATAAACTCCTTCTTAATCAACCAATAGCATGATTGCGTGTCCTCTTGGCGAATCATTTACTTCGATATGAGTTACTAACATATCTCCAAA